GGATCCCATGCGGCGTCCCATGCGGCCCCTGCGGCGGCCCGTGCGGCGGCCGCTGCGGCGGCCCCTGCGGCGGCCCGTGCGGCCCATGCGGCGGCCCATGCGGCGTCCCCTGCGGCGGCCCATGCGGCGTCCCCTGCGGCGGCCCCTGCGGCGTCCCATGCGGCGTCCCATGCGGCCCCTGCGGCGGCCCGTGCGGCGTCCCATGCGGCGGCCCCTGCGGCGGCCCCTGCGGCGTCCCATGCGGCGGCCCCTGCGGCGGCCGCGTCTTTTCGGATTCCGTTCAGCGTGGGCATCAACGATGGCGTATTGGCAAAATCGGTGATCTCGGGGAAGTTGGCCAGCGCGTCGGCCTGTTCAGTTAGTCCAGCAAGCCGGAGCCATGCGGGCGTCTGAACCCTGACATACCAATCCGCCGCCATCGTCGCGCGGCGATTTTGCAGAGCCTTTGACCCTCGCGTCCCGACCAGATGCGGGATCAGCGGAGCAAGCAGCCGCGTCCGGTCGGCATCATCCAGACCATCGTTCCACGACACCATAAAGGCGGTGATGACGAGGCAGGTGCATTGCGGATGATCGGACCAAGGTTCGCCTGCTACATAGGCAACGGCTTCCATCACGCAGAAGTTTCCATCATCGTTCTCAGCGGTGTTTCCGCGCTTCAATGCAGTGACGCGCTCAAGGCGCTCAGCGATAACAGTCGTCATTGGTCTTGGTCCTTCTGCTGGGATTGAGGTTTCATGATCTCGGGAACCTTGGACAGATCGCCGCCGACCAGTGCCAGGGCGATGCGGAAGGCCTGAAGCTCAGCGATCACGCGGGCGTTCGACGGGGTCATGCGGCCCCTCCAAACAGGTCGGCTTGATCGGGAGCCAGGGTGTCCAGCCACGCCAGTTGCGGGGCGAGTTCCACCGGGCGTCGGCCCATGATCTCGCGGAGCCGGGCGATGGCATCCGACAGGGCTTCGTCACGGGTCGTGAACAGCCGTTCAGGCTTCCGGACGTCCCAGTAGCCCATCGGCTCCCCGTGGCCCCACATATCGCCGCCAGCTTGTTGAAACTGGACCGCGTTGCTCCAGCCCTCACCGAACCGGCCAAGCTCGATCCGCGCCGCCGCAAAGCCGCGCTTGTTCGGGAGCGTGAACGTCTCGACCGGCTCAAGCTGGACATAGGCCCCGGTCATGCGGCCTCCCCCGCGCTGTAGGCGGCGTAGAGAGCGGCGGCCGTCTCATAGGCGTCCCGGTCGATCGATGCCCACCAGGCCCGTTCGTTCGTCCGATGTTGACCGTGGATATGATGGGCCTCGCACAATGCCGTGGCGAAGCGGTCATGATTTTTCCGCCCGATGCCGGGGTTCACAGACCCGGCCTTCACGTCGGAATATCTGATATGGGCCGCCTGAATCGGTCCGGAGCATCCGCCGACGTGGGCGGCCGCACACGGCTGGCGACGGAGGAACGCCAGAAAGCCGGGGTCACGTTCGCGAGGCTGCCTCTGTCCCTCGCCCTCCGGCTTGAACGACCGGGACCGGACGTGGCCGGGCTTGAAGGTCTGCGACTTGGCGGCCCGCTTCTCGGCACGGAGCCGGGTCAGGTCGTTGGCGATCTCCCATAGGGGCCGGGTCATGCGGCTAGCCCCTGCTCTTCGTCACCTAGCTCAACGCCGTGTTGAGCTGCAAAGGACTGGATCAGCAGGATCAGGTCGCCCATTTCCTCGCGCGACAGGTCGGATGATGAGCGACCCAGGTTGATGAAGCCGGTTCCGGCAATGTTCGGAACGATCCGGACTTCCTGCTTGAGCGCGTCCAGAAAGATCAGCTTCCAGTCGTCGGCGGTCAGGCGGACCCCATGCCACGGCAGAGCCTGAGCGATCTTCGTCAGGTAAACCCACATCAGCGAGTTTTGCGGGATCGTGCGCTTGGGGGCCTTGAACTCAAGGCGCGTGTTGACTGGGGCCTTCGCAATCCAGTTGATCGCCTGATCCCGTTCGCGCTTGCTGGCCAGAACAAGGGCGGCCCGGCTCATTCCGGCACCTGGGCCGCGATCATCGTCCGCTGGTTCTCGATCACCTTCTTGAGTTCGAGCGCGTCACCAGCGGCGCGAGCCCAGAACTCTTGAAGCGGCGCGCGATTGGCACTCTCGAACCACCCGAGCATTTCGGCGGCCTCGATCTCCTTCACCCGGGCGGCGACGGTATCGAACACCCGCCCCAGCGGGACCGACTCCAGCGGCGCGTTCGGGAACATCTGGAACAGGATACCGGAGGCCCCGCCGATCCGGGCGAGGCGCTGATCCCGCTCCTCAATGGCCACGGCCTCGCTCGGCAGAACATCGACCACCTTGGCTTGATCGAACTCGCTGGCCTCATACAGTCCGGACAGATCGTCGGGGAACGCCTTGCGAAGGGCCTGGGCCTCGGCGCACTTGGCCAGCATCACCCGGGGCATCCGGCCCCAGTTGCCGCCGGTGTCCAACGTCGTCTTGCCCGACTTCTTGCGCCGTCCGGTCGCGTCGTCATCGACCCACTCTTCGGTGATCGGGGCGAACTCCAACCAGTAGGCGACGCCGATGACCGGGTGCCACTTCCCCTGATCATCCTGGGTGTGAATGCGGACCTTGGCGCGGACCAGACCCAAGGGGTTCGTCGGCCCCTTCTCTTCCGGGTCATAGGAGAAATCCGGCTCCTCTTCGTCCGGACGATACCGGCCAGACCGCGCCGCGATGGACCGGAGGCCGTCAATCGTGGTGATGATCGACATGCGCCGCTTGTCGGGCTTGTTCTTGTTGAAGACGAGCGGGCTGATCTGCTTCCGGAACGGGTCCAGACCGGCAGACCGCGCGGCGGCCATGAACAGGTCGAACTCCGCATCGTTGCAATCGTTGGCGATAGTCCGCCGGATCAGGCTGATCTGGTTCTGGTTCGGGGCGGAAGGCAGGACGGCGACGTTGCTCATTTACTTTGTCCGGACTGTGAGGGATGGGGCGGCGTTCGACAGCGCGACGCCGGGAATGGATCGGCCCTCTTTCAGGGCGTCGGTGATGGCCTTGCGCTCCAGCTTCGGCGCGCCGGTCGTCCAGAACTCGGCTGGAATGTCGGCCTCGTTGTCGATCCGAAGGGACGGGGCGCGGTTGGCCAGAGAGAGGGTCGCGGCGGGGCGTTCGATCTTCGGCAGCTCGGCAATCGCCATGGCCTGTTCGATCAAGCCCCGGTCGAACTCGATCCGCTTCTCGACCCGGCGCTTCCGGGCCTCCAGATCGGAGATCACCGACTCCGTGCCGACCACCAGAGCCTTGTCGCTGGCCATCCGCAGCAGCAGCGCGTCGATGCACTCGAAGAGCGAGGTCTCGCCTTCGGTCATGTCCAGCAGAAGGTCCGCGTCGGTCTCGCCCAGTTTGGCCAGGCTCTCGCGGATGGCCTTCGCGGCCTCGGCTTCCCGCTGGATGCGGTAGTCGGGCGCAAGGGTCGCGCTCATTTCGGCTTCCTTGGGTAAGAGAGGACAGCAAGCATTCCGCCCGCGAAAAGGATGACGATGAAGGCGGTCAATGGATCGACGCCACGAAAGCGAGGCCGATCAGCAGGACCGCGACGATTGCCCAGACCATCGGCCGGGGCTCGTCCTGCGGATCGAGCGGCACGTCATACGGGTCGCCGGGCCGGTCATCGGTCGCCAGTTCTGCATATCGAGCACGGGCGGCTTCCCATGGGGCGTCCGGAATGATCCGGTCCATGGCGTCGGGGTGCATGGTCATGCTGCCCCCTCGGCTTCCCGGATGGCGTGGATCAGGTCGGCGATGATCTCCCCCGCTGTGGTGTCGTCACAGACACCGGCGATGGCGTTTTCAGCGTGGATCAGGATGCGCCTGCGGGCCTCCAGCGTCGTCATCGGGTGACGCTCGAACATCCCCAGAACCATGCCCCCCTCCGCTGTGTAGGCGGGGATGCGCCGGATGCCCGACATGATCCGGGCGATGGGTTCAGAGATCGGGCGAAGGCCCTCGGCGGGGGCCATCATGCGGCCACCCGTTCGGCTTTCGCCAGTTCAGCGATGCGGAACTCGGCAGCAGCCCAGATCAGGCGACGGGCGCACTCGGGGAATGCATAGGTCTCGACATCAACCCAATCCTCCCGATCCTCGGCGGGCATATCGTAAGCCTGCTCGCCCAGACGATAGCCCTCCTCGCGGTATTCATAGGAACCGCGATAGTCGTGGTCACTGAAGCCGTCGCCATTCTCGCGGGCGTAGAAATGGTATTCGTTGTCCAGCTTGTCGGCGGCGGCGCGGGTGTCGGTGGGCATTGCGATAGCTCCTCGGTGTGTGAGGAGACTGTGCACCTGATGCACACGCCTGTCAAACAGATTGTGCAATGGATGCACACACCATGCGTCAACATCGGACGTAGGCTTTAGCGAGGCCCTCGACTCCGCCAACCGTAGCTGGTGACTATGTCTGCATGGAACGGACGATTTTCTGTGTGCAGCCCTACGTCAGATCACAGGGCGAGCTGGCGAAAGGGCATATGCGTCGGCTGCTAAGCAGGGGTGCCGCGATCAGAGCCGCGAGGGCCTGTAGGGGGTGCGCTGTTGGGGTCGAAGTTTACAGCGTCAAGGGGAACCCGGATGCCGATTTCTGGCACGAGCCGGTGCTGGTGTCGCGAGCGGGTCAGGTGCCGCCCGAAGCGGTTTAGCCAAGCCCGTGACCCTCGACGATGCGAACTCGCGCTTCAATGATGCGTAGCTCATCTAAGGTAATCCTGGCGCTCTCTCGCACGATGACACGGGTATGCAGGCCCACAAGCATGACAAGAACGGCGAGAGCAACGAGCGACCCGTTGCCGGCGACTTGCCAAAGCAGGCCCAGCTCCAGCAACGTCATGATGGCGATGCCGAGGGTCGTCATTCTTCCCTGTTTCTTCCGAGCGCGTCTAATGCCACTGGCGATGTCATCCCCGAGCGGCGTCATCCGTCCGTTCCCGTCTTGAATCCGCTCAACACTCGCAAAGCGGTCGGGCGATTTGCCGCCGGTATCTGGTCATAGATCGACCATAGCCCGTCCGGGTCTGCCGGGTTCCGCATGATCAGCGAGGGCACGTCTGTCCCATAGACCTCGGCCAGGATTTCGAGGAGCGCCTGATTGTAGGGCACCTTGAACGTCTCGATCCTGCTGAGGGTCGAGTGACTGAGGCCAATCTTGCCCAGATCAACCTCCTCGCCTTCGGCCACCACTCGATCATCAAACAGGGCGGCAGCTCGCTCCTTGACCTGTGTCAGCGGGATTGCGGCGTGTTCCCGCCATTGCCGTAGATAGTGCGCTGGGCGTGTCGTGTGCGACATGTGCACAGTTTTGCCCACCATCGCAAAATGCGCGAGCGGCCACCGTGCACAAAGCTCTTGACCTTGAATGTGCATCAGGTGCACAGTCGCGTCATGGAAGCGAAGCCGAAAACCAAACTCGACCTGTGGATGGGCGATAGCCGCGATGACAACTGGCTGGCCCAGGTCATCGGCTGCACCCGTTCGCAAGCCTCGCGCATCCGCCGCGCCAAGAGCCGTCCGTCGCTGGCCGGTGCGGTCGCGGTGGAGAAGGCGACGAAGGGCAAGGTCAAAGCCGCTGACCTGTTGAACCCCCCGACCGCCGCCAACGATGCCCAAGCCGTAGAGCGGGCGGCCTGAATGGCCCTCTCCCTTTCCCAGACACGCGACGCTCCCCCTGGGCGTTGCGTCAGCCCTGACCGGACCGAAGATCTGGTCGGGGCGACCTCATTCCAGTTTCGGAGGCGAGCGACCACGCAGCCTCTGGAAGCCACCGCCCGGCGTCCCTCCCCCTCCCGCGCCGGGCGGTGTGCAGCTTTCACCGGAGGCCCCGATGCGTCGTGAGGTCATCCACCTCTTGAACCTCAAGGCCGTGGTCGGGTGCGTCGCGCATATCGAGCGGGCCTTCGCGAACGGAAACGAGGCGCAGGCGCGGGAGGCTCTTTCTCAACTCGCCGCTCAAGTCGTCCCATCCCTCCCCCAGATCACTGCCGATCTGGAGGCCGCAAAGGCTGCGGACCGGACGCAAAGCACACTCGCCGCCATCTTCGACCGAAAGGCCGAACCAAAGCTGCACGGAGCGAATGACCACGGCGCGCTTCCTCCTGAACCCGCCCCGATCATCGCCTGATCCCCCCTTCCCCGTCACCTTGCCGAGGCAGTTGAATATGCAACCCATCGCCCTCTCTGAACTCAAGGCGCTGTTCGCCCAGCTTGTGGACGCCATCGGCACGCAGGACGCGGCGGCCACCTTCCTCGGCATATCCCGTCAAAGGGTCGGGGCGCTGATCTCGACCGCGACCGACGACCTCCCGACCGTCATGCAGATCGTGAAGCTGGAGGCCGTCTGTGGTTCTCCCGTCGTCACCGGGGCGCTCGCCCGGCGGGTGGAATGCGAGACGAAGAAGGACGCGATCACCGCCGCCGTCCATGGCGTCGCCGCCGCCGCCGAAAGCCTCGCCGTCCTCCACCAGATCACCGAAGACGGGATCATCGAAGACGGCGAGGAGAAGCTGGCCCAGCGCGCCGCCCGGAAGAACCTTGAGGCGGCCCAGGCTGAATACGACGCGACGATGCGGCTGCGCCCGACCCTGAGGGTGGTGGGATGACCGGCCACATCTTGAACGCTGGCGACCTTGCCTTGAAGGCCCTCACCTCCGGTTTCCGCCAGATCAGGAGCCGGATCGCCTATGCCCGGTTTCAGGCCGCGACCCGCCGGGCCGAACGCCGCGCCATTGCCACACAGGACATTGGGCTGATCCGGGCCAAGCGCCGGGCCGTCGTCCATGCCGCGCTGAGGGGTCACTCATGAACCGGCCCCAGACCTACACCGTCGAGAAGGGCTTCACCGGCCGCGACGGCTTGCACCGCGTGTTCGTCGGGGGCCGGGCGCTCCCGCTGTTCTGTGACGAACCGCTGCCCGAGGGAACGTCGGTCATCATCATTGGAATCAAGGCGGTGAAATCGTGACGAAACGAAGCCCGGAGAACGCCGCCACCCTGATCCGTATGTGGAACGAAGGCGCGGACCTGCTCGAAATCGGGGAGGCCCTGAACATGGTCTCCAGCTCGGTCTATGCCTATCGGATCACCCTCGGGCTGCCCGATAGGGAGGGGCGCGAAGGCAGGGGCAAGGGCTGGTCGGCCGGGGAGATCGCAGACGTTCAGGAGCGATACGCACGGGGTGAGAGCGCCGGGGAGATCGCCAAGGTCCACCCAGGCCGAACCCGCAACTCGATCATCGGCATCCTGTTCAGGACCGGCAAGATGCGCGACCCGGCCCGCAAGGTCAGACATGACACGAGCGTCAAGAAGCCACGCCCGAAACTGCTTTCTCGCCCCGCCGTTCCGTTCAAGGGCATCCAGCCGACCGGAGCCGAGGCCGAACGCCTTGCCGAGGAGCGCGCGGCCAAGGGTCGGGCCGCACTGATCCGCGCTGGCCAGATCACGGTCGAAAGCCCGAACGCCCGCCCCTTCCTGCAAGCCCCCCGGTTCGACGCCTGCAAATGGCCCATCGGCGAGGGCCTGACCATGCTGGCGTGCTGCAACCCGGTTGAGCGCGGGTCGTATTGTTCCGGCCACGCGGCCATCGCCTTTACCAGTGCGTCGCCCCGTCTGGCCCCCAGACAGCAGGCCAAGACCGCATCGGCCCTGACCCGTTACGACCGTGTCGCGCCCACCCCTCGCGCGGCCAACGAAGATCCCGGCGTCTGGGATGCGGTCGCATGAAACGCCGCGACTTCTCCGATGCCGTGATCGCGAAGATCGACAAGGACCGTCGCTCCGGTGCCACGAAGGCCCGTGATGCGCGGGTGACGTCTGACGCCCGGATGGTAACGTTGGTGTCCCTGTTGAAAATCCCCGAGCCCGACAAGGTCCGCCACTGCAAGGGCGTTCTGGAGGCCGTGCGCGAGGCCCTGACCGCCACCCTGGATCACGCCGGGGCGTCGTCCATCATCGCGGCTGAAGCCCAGCAGGCGATCCTCTCCGGGCCGAATGCACGGGCACGGGCTGAACAGCTTTTCACGAACGCGGCGAACGATGGGGGCGAGGGATGACCGTCTCGCCCCTCCCGTCCAATCTGGAGGCCGAACAAGCCCTGATCGGCGCGGTCTTCATGGACAACGCCTGCCTGCCCGATGACGTGCGGCCGGGCGACTTTGCCGAGCCGTTCCATCAACGCCTGTGGTCAGCGATTGTCGAAACGATCCGCGCCGGCCGTCTGGTCGATCCGATCATCATGGCGGACCGATTCCAGACTGATCCTGCTTTCATCGACTTCAAGGGTGTCGCCTATCTCGCGGACCTGATGGACAAGGCCCCGCCGTCCGCGACGGCCGGGGAGTATGGCCGGGCGATCCAGGATGGGGCATTGCGCCGGGGCCTGATAGCCACTGCCGCTGCCATCCGCGACGCCGCTGCTGATCCTGACAAGCCCGCCGAAATCCATGTCATCGACGCCGAACGCGCGCTGGCCGATCTGGCATCGACCGGCCCGTCGTCCTCGGCATGGTCTCGCGCGTCTTCCATCGTCGGGGACGCGGTGCGGCAGGCCCAGGTTCGCAAAGGCCGGATCGAACTGCCCACGGGCCTGACCGAACTGGACGCCATGACCGGCGGCTTGCGGCGCGGGGAGATGCAGATCATCGCCGGACGCCCCGCCATGGGCAAAAGCAGTGCCGGGCTGTCCGTGGCCCGGTCTCTGGCCTCTCAAGGCAAGGGCGTGGCGTTCTTCTCCATGGAGATGCCCAAGGTCGCCCTGGGGCTTCGTATGGCCTGCGATCTGGCCTTCGATCCTGACGCTCACGTCTATTCCGGCCAGAGCGAGAACCCGACGTATTTCGACGCCGACCGGGGCAAGCTCCAGCGCCACCAATGGCAGGCCCTCGAGCGGGCCGAGGATCAGATGGCCGGGTGGCCGCTGCTGTTCGACACCCGTCCGGGTCTCACGACCTCCTCCATGGAGGCCAGCGCCCGCCGTGCCATTCGAGATTGGTCTCGCCAAGGCATAGATCCCGGTGCGATCATCGTTGACCACCTGACCATCGCCAAGGCGGACAACGACCGCAAGGGCAACAAGGTGGCCGAGGTCGGGGACATCTCGCGCGGCCTGGCTGAGATGGCGAAGCGGCTGGACGTGCCCGTGGTGGCCCTTTGCCAGCTCTCCCGTCAGGTCGAGGCCCGAACGAACGCCGACAAGCGCCCCGGCCTTTCCGACCTCCGCTGGTCGGGGGAGATCGAACAGGACGCCCGTCTGGTCATGTTCCTCTACCGGCCGGAGTATTACTGCCGCCGCCCGGAGGACGACACCGACCACGAGGCAATGGTCGAATGGAAGCAGAAGCTGGACAAGGTCAGGCGCAAGCTCTGGTGGCTGGTCGAGAAGAACAACAACGGCCCCACGGGCGAGGTTGAAACGCTCTGCGACATCGCCTGTTCGGCCATCCGTGACCGAAGGGGAGTGCAGTGAGCGTTCAGGCAATCACATGGGCGCTGTCGTTCGACGTCAAGAGCCCGACCGAAAAGGCGATCCTGCTGGTCCTGGCCAACTATGCAGACGGGGACGGCATGTGCTTCCCCGGACAGGACAACATCGCCGCGCAGGCCGCGTGCACCGATCGCACGGTGCGGGCAGTGCTGACCACCTTTGAGGAGCGTGGTGTCATCAAGCGCGTTCACCGGCAGCGGAAAGACGGTTCGCGGACCTCGGACGAGATCACCCTGATCGCCTTCGCCAAGGCCAACCGGAAAGAAATGCCGGAAGGCCAACCGGAAGCAGCTTCCACAAGGCCAACCGGAAATCTACGTCGATCCAACCGGAAATCTACGTCGATCCAACCGGAACAGATTTCCGGGCTCACTACGTTTGAACCGTCAGAGGAACCGTCAGGTGAACCGTCACCTGTCTTGTCCGCCGAGCCTGCGGCCCGACCGACGCCGAAGCCGGATGACGTTGAGGCGATATGGACCATCGCACCTCGGGAAGCCCGGCAGCGATCCAGCCGAGCGGACGTCAAGACCGCCCTCACGGCAGCGATGCGGCGCGGTAACGACCCTGCCAGTGTCCGCGCCGGTCTGGTCGCTGCTTACGCCTCGCAAACCTACGCTGGCGACAAGGCCAAGGGCGTCCACCGGCTGATCGAGAACGACCGATGGGCGAGCTTCATCGAGCCGGACACGTCGCGGCCAGCCTGGGACGACGATCGATGGCGGGCCGCCCTGGCCCTGCACCGCGAGGAAGGCCTCTGGAGCGACAGGATGGGACCGAAACCCGGACAGCCCGGATGCCGCGCTCCCGTCGCCCTCCTCGCTGAGTTCGACGGCCTGCCCCGCCCCGCCAATGACTCCCCCCGCCAGACTGGAGAAGCCGCTTGACCCGCCGGAAGAAAAACAAGCCGTTCGACCCGGCTGAGGCCGCTCGCCACCGCGCGGAGCGGGAGGCCAATGCAGAGATGATCCAGGCCGTTCGAGCCCAGCCCAGCACGGCGGTCAACGTAGACCCCCGCACCGGCCGGCTCACTGGCGCATGGCGGATGAACTGCTTCAACGCCCTGTTGCCCAGCCCCTCGGCGGAACGGGATGCGGTGGACTGGCTGGACATCGTGATCCGCACGGCCTCGGGGGAGAGTGGTCAAGAGCGCCGCCCTGATTTCATCCGGGCGTCGAACGACGGCGCACCGGGCCAGAACATCACCGCCGACCAGATCGCAGCTGGCGAAATGCTCGTGGTCATTGAGGAGGCCATGGCCCCCCGTGACATCGGGATGCTCTACGCCCTGCTGAAACCCGACGCCGACCTGATCACCCGCTGGCGTCCGGTCGTCCAGCAATGGACCGGCGAGACCCATTCCCACGCCCAGGGTGCCGCGCTCCGCTCCGCCTGTGCATCGCTGGCATCGGTGAGAACGAGGTCCGGCCGCCTGATCCGGGATCGACGGGAGCGGCGAGAAAGGAGCGCTGCATAGGGGCTTGACCGTGGCCACGAATAAGGGGACAAATCGGCAAGGTCGCGAAGCGCGTCCAGAGAAGGCTCCACCCTTGCGGCGGTGCCTTCGTCACTTCGGCTACGTCCCACGCTGAGGCAAGGGGCTAGACCCGGAACGACCCGCACGGTTCAAGCGAGACGCCCATGACCCACGTCTGGAAAGCCGTCATCCGCATTGCCGACGCACTCTATCGCGCCGCTGGGGCGAAGGCCTGACACCACACACCACAACCGGACGATCCGCATGGACCCGGAACAGGGGCGGGCGCTATTTTAGCCCCGAATAGCCAATGGGCGTTAGACTAGGCGGACGCCAGAAAGGCACGCCGAACAAAGCCACGGCCGACGTCAAGGCGCTGGCTCGCGTTCATGCCGCATCAGCCATCACTGAGCTGGCCCGCCTTTCCGTTTCCGCAGAAAGCGAGGCCGCCAGGGTCGCCGCGATCAAGGAGATTCTCGACCGAGGCTTCGGCAAGTCGGCGCAAGCCATCATCGGCGGCACCGAGGACGACCCGGCCATCAAGCACAAACTGACCGTTTCGTTTGTCTGACGTTCAGATCCCCGGCGCGTTCAAGGAACTGTTTCAACCGGGCTGGCGCGACGCTGCATATTACGGCGGTCGCGGCGGGGCCAAGTCTCATTCGGTGGCCGGCGCTCTTGTGATCCAGGCTGCGGCAAACCCGCTCCGTGTCGTCTGCGCCCGTGAGATTCAGGAAAGCCTGAAGGACTCGGTCAAGCAACTGATCGAGGACAAGATCAGCGACTACGGCCTTCAGGATCATTTCGAGGCGCTGAGGGATGAGACCCGCGCCAAGAATGGCGGGAAGTTCGTCTATAAGGGTATGTGGCGAAACCCCGACGCGTTGAAGTCGCTTGAGGGCGCGGACGTGTTCTGGGGCGAGGAGGCCAACCGCTTCTCGTCCCGTTCCATTCGCCTGATCCGTCCGACCATGCGAAAGCCCGGCTCGCGGATGATCTGGACGTGGAACCCCGAGTTCGACCACGACCCGATTGACAAGCTGTTCCGTGGCCCCGGTGGAGCGCCGCCCAACAGCATCGTCCGCGAGGTCAGCTTCAAGGATAACCCGTGGTTCGCGGGAACGCCGCTCCAGGCGGAAATGGAGCATGATTACAAGATCGACCCGGCTGCTGCTGCCCATGTCTGGGGCGGCGGGTATGTCTCGGCGGTCGAGGGTTCGTATTACGTCAAGCAGCTCGCCAAGGTGCGCGAGGAAGGGCGGATTACATCGCTCGCCAGAGACCCGGTGCTCCGTGTGCGGGCGTTCTGGGATTTGGGATACCGCGACGCAACGAGCATCTGGATTGCCCAGTTCGTCGGGCGCGAGATCAGGGTTCTCGACTACATCGAGGGTCGCGGTCAGCAGATGGCCTATTACATCGAACAGCTTCGTTCGCTGGGCTGGGGCGACGCGTTGCAAGAGTTACCCCACGACGGGGCGCAACAGCGGGTGACGGCCATAGGATCGGCCGAGGAGATACTGAGAGCGGCGGGCTTTGAGGTCCGCACGATCCCCAACCAGGGCAAGGGCGCGGCGCTTGAGCGGGTGGAAGCCTCTCGCAGGCTGTTCCCGTCGATCTGGTTCAACGACACGCCTCCGGTTGCGGCGGGCATCAAGGCGCTCGCCGCCTATCACGAGAAGCGCGACGAAAACCGCAACATCGGTCTTGGGCCAATGCACGACTGGGCGTCTGACCCGGCCGACGCCTTCGGCCTGATGTGTGTCGCCTACGAAGAGCCGACAATCGCGCGCAAGTCGCAGCAGGCCCGGCCTGTGTCATGGATGGGGTGAGCATGGCCGACGACGATCTGCTCATTGAAGCCCGCCGCCTGTTTGATCTGGCCTCGGAGGTCGAGAACGAAAACCGGCAGGACGCGCTGGACGACCTCAAGTTCGCCCGGCTCGGTGAGCAATGGCCCGACGAGGTGATCCAGGCCCGCAAGCTGGAGGGTCGGCCGTGCCTGACCATCAATCGCCTGCCCGCCTTCATCCGTCAGGTCGTGAACGACGCGCGCCAGAACAAGCCTGCGATCAAGGTCCACCCGGCCGACGACAGTGCTGATCCCGAAACGGCGGAAATCTTCAACGGCCTGATCCGCAACATCGAGGTGACGTCCGACGCTGACGTGGCGTTCGATACGGCGCTTGAAAGCGCGGTGACCGGCGGCTTCGGTTATTTCCGGATCAACACCCGCTATTCGGACGAAGACACGTTCGACCAGGATCTGGTGATCGAGCGCATCGCCAACCCGTTCTCGGTGTTCGGCGACCCCTATTCGACGGCGGCGGACAGTTCCGACTGGGACAACGCCTTCATCGTCGAGACCATGTCCAAGGATGCGTTCGAGCGTAAATACAAAGGCTCCGAACCCGTTGACTGGTCGGCTGACGGCTACGTCGGTTTGGGCACGCCGTGGATCGACGACGAGCAGGTCATGGTCTGCGAGTGGTGGACCCGCGAGGAGGTCAAGAAACAGATCGTGCAGCTTTCCAACGGGGAAGTGGTCGATCTGAAGGTGTTCGAGGCCAACGCGGACCAGTTTGCGGAGCTTGGGCTAGAGGTCGTCGGGGAGCCCCGCGAGGTCCGGGGCCACAAGGTCATCCAACGTTGCATGACCGGCGGCGAAATCCTGACGACGATTGACTGGCCGGGGAAATACATCCCGATCATCCCCGTCTACGGCGACGAAGTGAACGTCGAGGGCAAGCGGTTCTTCCGATCGATGGTGCGGGACGCCAAAGACCCGCAGCGGATGTTCAACTATTGGCGCACGGCCTCGACCGAGCTTGTGGCCCTGGCACCCAAGACGCCGTTCATCGGACCCAAGGGCGCGTTCGTCACGGACTTCGAGAAGTGGGCGACCGCCAACACCTCGAGCCACGCCTATATCGAATATGACGGCGGCACCCCTCCCCAGCGCCAGCCGTTTGCGGGAGTGCCCGCCGGTGCCCTGCAAGAGGCCCTGAACGCCTCCGACGACATCAAGGCCATCGTCGGCCTGCATGATGCCTCACTGGGCGCACGGTCGAATGAGACCTCCGGCGTTGCCATCATGGCCCGTCAAAGGGAAGGCGACGTTTCGACCTTCCACTTCATCGACAACCTGTCCCGCGCGATCCGTCACGCCGGGCGCGTCCTGATCGACCTGATCCCCAAGGTCTACTCGACCGACCGGGTCATCCGCACCCTTGGCCCCGAGGAAGAACCCGAAACGGTTCGGATCGGGCAAGAGGCGGGCGAGATGCAGAACCAGCGCGGCGAGATCATCAAGATATACTCGCTCAACGCCGGGAAATACGACCTGACCGTCCAGACCGGACCCTCCTTCACCACGCGCCGTCAGGAAGCGGCGGCACAGATGCAGGAACTGTTCAGGGCCTATCCGCCGGCGGCTGAGGTCATCGGTGACCTGTTCGTCAAGGCGCAGGACTGGCCGATGGCCGACGAGATTGCGGAACGGCTCAAGGGTCTGTTCGATCAACGGTTCGGCGGTCAGCAGCAGGGCGCACCGCAACAGCCCCAACAGCCCCAACAGTCGCCAGTCGATCCGGCGCAGATGGCGAAGTTCCAACTCGACCAGCAGAAGCTCCAGATGGACGCCTCGCTGGAACAAGAGAAACTCCGGATCGACGGTTTCAACGCTGAGACCCAGCGCATGAAGACCGTCCACGATATCCAGCAGCCAACCCGGTTGCCGCGGATGCCCGCCCAACAGGGCTTTTAACCCCCAGGAAACCATGACCGACGTTCTCACGGACGATTCCGCCTTGGCGGAACCCGTTGCCATGCCTGCCGACCTCCCCGACCTGAACCCGGAAACGGATGATCAGGACCGCGAGGAGATCGACGAGGCAGACGATCAGGAATCCGACGACGAGGCCGACGACGGTCTGGTCGAATATGAGGCCGCCGACGGCAAGACGTATCGCGTCCCCGCCGAGGTCAAAGACGGCCTGATGATCAAGGCCGAGTTCACGCGCAAGACCCAGGAAATGGCCGAAGTCCGCAAGGCAATCGCCGCGCGGGATGAGGCTGTTCAGAAGACGGCGCAAAGGCAAGCCGAGTTCGCGAACGACATCGCGCAACTGGGTGCCCTGAACGCGAGGCTCACGCCTTTCGCTCAGGTTCAGGACTGGCCCTCGTATCTCCGTCAAGGCGGTGCGGCGGCGCAGGCCGACTACGTCGAATATCAGGCGATGGTGAACGAGCGCGATCAGTTCGCGCACTCCCTTGGCCAGAAGGTTCAGCAACGCGCGTTCGATGAGCAACGGGAAACCGTCGAAGCCATCGAAGCGGGCCGGGCTGAACTCGCAAAACACATCAAGGGCTACAGCCCCGCAAAGCTAGACGAGCTGGTCGCGTTTGCCGAACCGCTCGGCTTCAGCCCGGACGAAATCCGACAAGCTGAAGCCGACCCGCGTTCGATCCGCGTCCTGCACCTGGCTGCCATCGGTCAGCAAGCCCTCACCCGCCAATCCACCACGCAAAAGCTTGTCAAGCAGCAGGCCATCCAGCCTGCCGTCAAGGTGTCCGGTTCTGCTCCAGCGGCCAAGAGCCCCGAGCGAATGAGCACTGACGAGTGGATGCGCTTCAGAAACGCGCAAGTCCGAAAGGCTCGATAAATGGCCAATTCCATCCTTACGCCAACCGCTGTGACGCGGGAGGCTCTCCGAATCCTTCACCAGAAGCTGAGCTTCGTCGGGTCGATCAATCGTCAATACGACGACAGCTTCGCCAAGACCGGCGGCAAGATCGGCGACACGCTCCGCATCCGCCTGCCGAACGAGTATGTCGTTCGCACCGGCCGCGTCCTCAATGTCGAGGACACGCAGGAAACCTCGGTCTCCCTGCAAGTCGCGACCCAACGCGGCGTTGACACCCAGTTCAACTCCGCTGACCTGACCCTGTCCATCGACGACTTCTCCAAGCGCATTCTGGAACCGGCCATGTCGGTTCTGGCGGCGTCCATCGAAGCCGATGCGCTGACCATGTATCGGGACGTGAACCAGGCCGTCTGGAACTCCGGTTCGGCCCTCACCCTCGCCCGTGTCGCGCAGGCCCGCACCATCCTTCAGAACAGCCTCGCGCCCCTGTCGGATCGCACCGCCCTGCTGAACACGCTGGACATGCAGGACATCATCACTTCGGGCTCGACCCTGTTCAACCCGAACCCGGAGATTTCCAAGCAATACAAGGAAGGCTTCGTCGGTCGCCAGGGTGGTTTCGACTACATGGAATCGACCCTGCTGCCGAACAACACGCGCGGCGCTGCAAACGCCTCTTACGTCTGCAACACCTCGACCGGCATCACCTCGGGCACGGCGACGATCACCCTGTCGGCGGGTTCGGGTTCCAGCGCTGTTGGCGACATCTTCACCGTCGATGGCGTGTTCCGCGTTCACCCGGAAACGAAGCTCTCCACCGGCATCCTGCAACAGTTCGTCGTGACTGCGGCCGGCACCACGGCGCAAGCCGTTTCGCCGACCCCGATCACCTCGGGACCGCGCCAGAACGTCACTATCGTGTCGCCGGGCGCATCCAAGGCCGTGATCTTCCTCGGCACGGCTTCGGGCGAGGACGTCACCTCGCTGCTGTATCACAAGGATGCTTTCACCTTCGCGACCGCCGACCTGATCATGCCCAAGGGCGTGGATTTCGCGGCCCGCGAGGTCTTCGACGGCATCTCGATGCGGATTGTCCGTGCCTACGACATCAACAACGACAACCTGCCGTGCCGCATCGACGTCCTCTATGGCTACAAGACGCTCCGCGCGTCTCAGGCCGTTCGTCTTCACCACAACTAAGGAGGCCTGAGTATGGCTATCAACCAAATCTCGAACGGCGAACCGGACGGCAACTCGTTTGGCCAGTCGGCGGCGGACCTGATCTCGTTCCACGGGGTCACGCCTATCGCTCAAATGGCGCAGACCACGGCCCCGGCCGCGACTGCCGCCACCTCGACCACGCCGTTCGGCTATTCGCAAACGCAGGCTGACGCCATCGTGACGTGGATCAGGGCGGTGGATGCGCACCTGAAGCTCAAGGGCCTGATCGCTCCTTAAGCGTGACTACAGCGGGCGGCCTTCGGGTCGCCCGTTTCTCTTTCGCGGAGGGCAGAGTATGGCCATTTCGACCTATGCCCAGCTCCAGACGGCGGTGGCCTCGTGGCTGAACCGCTCAGACCTGACGACCCAGATCCCCGACTTCATCACCCTGGCTGAAAGCGCGCTGAACCGCCGCCTGAACCTGCGCGTCATGACGCAGGAAGCCAGCCTTTCAACGACGGTTAGCAGCCGCACCGTGGCGCTCCCGACCGCCTTCATCGAGCCCATTGCGCTCTGGAGGCTGGACACCGACCGCGTCCCCCTGATTTTCCGCCTGCCCGAAACAATGGAGATTTGCACGACGGCAGGCCGCCCCGAATATTGGGCTGTCGATGAGACCATCGTGTTCGAGCGCCCGGCCGATGCGATTTATTCGCTGGTCTTCCGCTATGTGCAGGGCTTCGCGCTGTCGGATGCAGCGCCGACCAACTGGCTCCTGACCAATCACCCCGACGTCTATTTGTTCGCCACCCTGGTCGAGGCCGCGCCCTATTTGCGCGACGACAATCTGTTGGCGGTCATGTCGGCGCGTCTTGAAAAGGCGATCTCCGAGGTGACCGACAAGGAATCGCGCAGCCGTTCGCTGGCGAGCCTTTCTACCGACCTCCCCCGTCCCCGCGAGGGCTGGGACTGGTTGACGGGACGATGAAACTCGCCTTCTCCGGCCTGACCGGCCCGGTCCTGAACTTCGCCAACGCTGTCCAGAGCGCCTTCGACAACCTCCTGTCCGTTCGGATCAGGGTCGTGGCAACGGTGGCTGACTTGCCCAACGCCACACAATGGCAGGGCCGCCCGGTTCTGGTCCGCAACATAGGCGGCGGGACCAAGGGCATTGCCTACGCGCTGGACGGCGTCTGGATCAACTATGCGGGGACGACCCTTTAATGCCCAGCACATTTACCACGCGCAATCGCCTGAACAAACAGGCCACTGGGGAAAATACCAACACCTGGGGCGCTCTGCTCAATGCGGGTGCCCTCGACTTGATCGACTTTGCCGCTGACGGCATCACCACGATCTCGGCGGCTGGCGCAACCACGCTGACCACGGCAAACGGGACGACGGATCAGGCCCGCGCGCGCATCCTGAACATCACGGCGTCCACGGCGGCGACGGTCACCATTCCGGCGCTGGAGAAGCTCTACATCGTCCGCAACGGCGCGACCAACGCGGATCACGTCATCACCAATGGATCGTCCTCGGTGACGGTCTATGCGAATGAGGTCGTCTTCGTCATCACGAACGGCACGACGATTTGGCGGTTCGACCTCCGCAACATGGGCGGAAACAGGCTCCAGAATCTCGCGACGCCGACCGCGACGACCGATGCCGTCAACAAGGCTTATGCCGACGCGCTGGCGTTCAACGCGGTTGAGCTTCCGGCCCAAGGCGCATCTTCGGTCAGGAAGGCCGTCAAAAGCAACGGAACGACCGCCTCATGGCAGTGGCCGCTGGTCGATTGGGCGATCAAAACCACGACCTACACGGCGGCGGCGGGAGATCGCATCTTCGCCGACACGACCTCTTCGGCGTGGACGCTGACGCTCCCGGCCAGCCCGACTGAAGCGGACGAAATCTTCATCGCAGACGGAGGCGTGACGCCGTCCTCGACCGGCTGGGCGGGCAACAATCTGACCATCGGGCGGAACGGCAGCACCCTTGGCGGCGTGGCTGAAAACATGACCTGCCGGACGCGCGGCGGGTTCTTCCGCCTGACCTACGCAAGCGGCAACTGGAAGGTGACCGGATGAGTGAACTAGCCGCCTTTTTGAGCAGCGGTGGTGGTGGCGGACAGATCCTCGACCGCCAGACCTTCACCGGATCGGGAACCTGGACCAAGCCTGCTGACTACGCGGGCAATGTCGCGGCCGGTTCCGGCAAATACGCCGTTGTCCGGGCTATCGGCGGCGGTGGCGGCGGCGGTGGGGGAACGACAGGCGCTGGAGGCGGTGGTGGCGGCGGTGGCGCGACGGTCGTCTGGCGCGTCTTGCTGGCTGATCTCGGCGCGACCGAAACCGTAACCATCGGCGGTGGTGGCGCGGGCGGCGCGGCGGGGACCAGCACCGGAACGAGCGGCGGCCCGACCTCGCTTGGAACCCTCGTTATTGCGCAAGGCGGCTACGGTGCTGTCTCTGTCTCCACCAGCAACGCCTCTGCGGGTGGCACATACCCCGGCGGGCAGGTGACACCGGGCAATGCAAACGGCGATGGTGCCCGAGGCCAAGGTGGTGCCGGTGCGGGCTCTGGGGGCCAAGGTGGTGCCCAGGTTGGCTTTAACGGCGGCCCGGGCGCTGGCGGCTGGGCAGGAACGCCCGGTGCGGGGGGTGTTACGGGCGCGGCAGGCGTAAACGGCGGGACTGCAACGGGCAGCACGACGGCGGCTAACCCTGGTGCTGGCGGTGGCGGTGGTGGCAGTGGTTCGTCAACCACGGGCGGCAACGGCGGAACCGGCGGCATCTATGGCGGTGGCGGCGGTGGTGGCGGTCGTGGAACCACGGCGGGCGGGGCCGGTGGAACCGGCGGGGCCGGGGTTCTGGTCGTGGAGGTCTGGGGATGAGATACGCCATGATCCGCGACGGGCGCGTCGAGAGCGTCATCGAATGGGACGGTGTCTCCAACTGGACGCCGGGTGATGATTACGACGTGATTGATTGCCCGGTTTCTGTCGGGCCGGGCTGGACCCATGACGGCGACGGCTTTCACGCCCCTCCCCAACCGACACCGCCCCGCCGGATCATTCCGAAGTCGGTCGTTCAGGAGCGAATGAACGACATCGGCAAGCTCGGGGCTGCTTTCACCGCCTTGAACAGCAATCCTATTTTCTTCGGCCGCTGGTTCGCGCCGGACTGGCCGAACGTCTATTTCGACGATGAGGGCCTGTTGATGGTTCTCTCTGCCATCGGCTGCACCCCGGCCCAGATCGAGACCATCACCGCGCCATGAGCCGGTTCACCGACGCCGCGTTCGCCTTCACCGGGAAGACGCGGCGCGGTCGGCCGATCATGCGCCTGACGACACCGCTGGCCTATGAAGTCGACTATCTCGGCTCCGGCTGGGTGGTCGCGGCCCCGGTGGGCTTTGAGACTGACGGCCCCTCGGTGCCCTGGTGGGCGGTGCGGGTCTTGCCGGTCGGCATGATGGTCCGCGCAAGCATCGTCCACGACCAGCTTCGGTCGGAGCCACGCCGGTCTAAACTGCTTGGCGACCTGATCTTCTTCGAGGCCATGGGCGTCGATGGCGTGCCGTTGTTCTGGCGGCTGATCGCCTTCGTCGGTGTGCTGCTGAACTTCTCCCGCGACCCTTCTCATCCCTTGCGGAGCTGATTCATGACGAAGCCCCGGCTGATCCCGTGAAGATCCCGCTTGAACTGCCGCCGGGGCTGGTCTCCGACGACACGGACTTTTCGACGGGCGGATGGCGGGACGGGTCCAACGTCCGGTTCTGGAGGGGAAAGCCCGAGACCGTCAAGGGCTGGGAAAGCCTGACGCTGACGGCCCTTGGCGGCGTCTGTCGCACGGTATGGGGCTGGTCGGATTCCGACAACCTCCTCAACTTCGCGCTCGGCTGCCATAACAATCTGACGGTCTGGCAAAACGGCGAACTGGCCGTGGTGACGCCGGTTTCAGTCGCGGCGACAGGGACCATCACCGTCTCGGGAACGCCGGTCGCAAACGAGACCTTCGTCGTCGGCACGCAGACCTTTACCTTCAAAGCTTCCCGCTCGGCTGCGGGTGAGGTGACGATCAGCGCCGTCAATGCGACCCAGGCCACCAACATCGTCGCGGCCATCAATGCAGACATCGCCGCAACGGCGACCTCGGCGGCGGTTTCGGCAGTCGTCACGGTCACGGCCACCACGGCGGGCGTCGCGGGCAACCTCATCGTCCTGACCGAAGCGGCCACGGGCATCGCCGTCTCGGGCTCCGGCAAGCTCTCGGGCGGGTCGGGTTTCATCACCGGCCAGATCGACGGCACCGGGTCGGTCGGCTGGGGAACCGGCGCATACGGCGTGGGCGATTACGGCGAGCCTTCGACGGTCGATTATTTCCCGCTGACATGGTCGTATGGATCGCGTCTGGGGGTTCTCTACGCCAACCCGCGCGGTCAGGGCATCTTCAAATGGGAGAACGTAACCTCGGCCCCGGCAACCGCTCTTTCCGGTGCGCCGGCCGCCGCCAACTCCATTTTGGTAACATGGACGGGTCAGGTGATGGCCTTCGGCTGCACCGACACGGGAGGGCTGTTCAATCCCTCCTGCATCCGCATCAGCGACATCCTCTCCCCGACGACTTGGACCATCTCGACCTCGAGCACGGCGCAGCAGTTCTATCTTGAGGGCAACGGCCGGATCGTCGGTGCGAGATCTGTCGGTCAATATCTGTTTGTCTGGACCGACAGCGAGCTTCACGTCGGCACCTTCACCGATAGCTGGTCGTTTCAGCGGGCGGGGTCGGGCGGGCTGTGTGGCCCTAACGCGGCGGTCGTGGTGGGGCAGACGGCCTATTGGGTCTCGCCTGACCTCCAGTTCTATTCTTGCCCCTTGGGGAGCGCGCCTCAGCTTCTCGTCTGCCCGATCCGCGAGGACTTCGCAGACAATGCAGCCTCGGGTCAGAATGACAAGATCGTCGCGGCCTCCGTTGCGGAACGGGGCGAGGTGGTCTGGTTCTACGCCGATGGGCGCGAGGGCTACGAGAACAGCCGGGCGGTCAGGCTTTCGACGGTCGATGGCGCGTGGATGCGTGATGACCTCGCCCGGACGGCCTTCGTGGATTCCAACCCCGGCCCATCCCCGGTCGGCGTGACCTACGGCGGCGCGATCTACTGGCACGAACGCGGCTCCTCAGCGGACGGTGGCGTTCTGGCGTCCTCGCTTCGGTCGGGCGGGCAATACATGGACCCGGCGGAGCGAATGACCCTGCTGCGAGGCCTGTGGCCCGATTTCAAGGATCAGGTCGGGGCGATCAACCTGACGATCTACACCCGTGACTATCCGCAAGATGAAGAAACGACATGGGGGCCGTATGTCATCGCGGCCAACGCCAACAAGGTCGATTTCCTTGTCTCGGGCCGGATCTTCGATTTTGAGTTCAGCGGCTCTTCCTCTCCCTCAGCATGGCGGATGGGCAAACCCACATTCGATGCCGTTGTTACCGGCGAGCGTTGAAACCCTACTCCGTCCGGCTCTCGCAGCGGGTCAGGATTGGGCTGAAGTTCAAGAGCGGATCGACACAAACAAGGCCCAGCTCTGGCTCGGTCAAAGGTCCGCAATGGTCACTGAAATCGTGGGTGACAGCATCCACGTCTGGCTCGGGGGCGGTGACCTCGCGGAGCTTATGGAAATGCGGCCCCTCGTTGAATCCTGGGGCCGGGATGTCGGATGCGTCCGCGCCACGATCAGCGGTCGCCTTGGATGGGATCGCGCATTGAAACCCTACGGATTCGAGCGAGTGCTGGAGAAGATTCTATGAGCGCCTCCAAATCAAAGACGACCTCGAACCAGACAAGTAATCAGACCGCGAAAACGACGCCGGACGTCCCGTCGTGGATTCAGCAGCCGACTGAAAACTACTACGCCCAAGTCAACAATCTGGCGAACTCCGGCCAGCCGTTCGTGGCCGGGCCTTCGGAGCTTCAACAGCAGGCGTTCCAGGGCGCGGCAAACCTCGGCCAGCCCCGGATCGGCGGCAATATGACCGGCGGCGGTGCAAGTGTTTTTGACCTTGCGGGAATGCTCGGCCTGAATGCGGGAACGGCCGGGGCCAACACGACCGACGGCACGGCACTGTCGCGGTTTTCAGGATACAGGCCTGCCGCTGAAGCCCAGACGCAGGGCTATGCCCCTTCGGGAGCCGTCTCGCCGCAAGGTTACGACCCGTCGATGGCTTCCGCGCAAGGCTATCAGGCGCAGGGCTATCAAGCCGGGATGGTCGATCCGAACGCGTTCCGGGTCGGCCAGACGACGGTCGGCCCCATGTCGCAGGCGTCGGCGCGCAACTTCACGGACGCGAACTTCTCAGCCTATGAGAACCCCTATACGACCGCCGTCACCGACACGACGATGGCGGACATCGACGCCAATGACGGGCGCATCCGGGCGCAGCAGGCGGCGCAGCAGGCATCCAACGGCGGGGTGCGAAACTCGAACAACGCCGTCCTCTCGGCACTGACCGAAGGTGAGCTTTCCCGCGCTCGCGCATCGTCTCTCGCCAACATCCGATCGCAGGGCTTCAACACGTCGGCGGGCCTCATTACGGGCGACAATGATCGTCAGGCCAACGTCTCGCAGTTCAATGCGGGGCAGGCCAACCAAGGCGTTCTGGCGCAGGCCCAGGCGGATGCCTCGCGCAATCAACTGCTGGCGCAGCTTCAATCAGCGGGGATTCTGTCCAACCAATCGGCAGGCAACGACGCGGCGCGGTTCGGTGCGGGCGCGGCGAACGACGCCGGGCAGTTCAACTCGGGTCTCAACGCACAAAACTCGCAATTCAACGCGGGCCAGACGAACGACGCCCGGTCGCTTCTGGCACAACAGTTTCAACAGGCCGGGCTCGACTTTGCAGGGCGTTCGGATCAGGCGGGCCAGTTCAGAGCGGACGCAGCCAACCGCGCCGGTCTGGACTTTGCGGGCCGATCCGATCAGGCCGGGCAGTTCGGGGCCAACGCCTTCAACCAGAACAGCCAGAACAATGCGGCGGCGCTCAACCAGGGCAGCCAGTTCAACGCGGGCCAGCAGGACAACGCCCTGATGCGCCAGCTTCAGGCGGCGGGTCTGTTGGGCAATCTGGGGACCACGATGAGCGCGGACAACCGTGCCAACATCGGGATGCAGGCGGAACTCGGTGGGCAGCAGCGCGATATCCGGCAGCGCCAGATGGCCGAGGAATATCAGCGCCTCGCCATGCTGCAAGGGCTGCTGGGCGTCAATCCGAACAACTTCATCGGCCAAGCGGTCGTCAGCAACGGAACGCAGTCGGGCAACCAGACGACCACGCAAACCCCGTCACTCCTCACCCAGGTCGGCCAAGGCGCATCGACGGCGGCCAGCCTTGCGGCCTTGTTCTCGGATCGCCGCTTGAAGGCTGACATCGAGCCGGTCGGGACCGATGCCAAGGGCCGGCGCTGGTATGACTTCCGCTATCTCTGGGATGAGCCCGGCACGGTTCACCGGGGCGTCATGGCACAGGAGGTCCGCGAGACCGACCCCGACGCCGTCGCCACGCATGAAAGCGGCTTCCTTATGGTCGATTACGCCAAGCTGGAGATGGCCGCATGAACCCCTTCAACCCCGGTTTCAGCCAGTTTAACGGGGCTCCCAAGCCCTTCGCCAGCCAGTTCGGCCGGTTCAACGATGCGCCGAAGCCCTTCGCCAGCCCCTACAGCGCGCCCGGCTCGTTGTTCGGCGGCAACCGGCCCCCGAGCATGTTCGCAGGCCAGCAGCAGCAGCTTAACGCCATGAATCAGGCCCCCGCCGGGCCGGGCTTCGCTGATCGGCTGGCCGCGTTCGGCCAGCAGATGGAAAGGGCGGGGCAGCAGGAACAGATCCAGCACGCGCAGATGCCTCAGATGCAGATGATGCAAGCGCCGCAACTCAACCCGACACAGGGCGGCGGTGGCAACATCCAAGCCCTGCTCCAGGCACTTTACGGGGGCCGTTGATGAGCCAGTTCGCCCAATATCAGCAGCAGCTTAACGCGCTGCCAGTGATGCCCGCGCCACAGCGCCGGGGCCTGTTCGGCGGCCTCCGCAACTTCGCGCAGCAGGCCCAACAGCCGGGCGGGTTCGTGGATCGCCTCCAGATGTTCGGTGCTCAGATGCAGGACACCGGACAGATGGACGGCGTCAATCGGGCGGGACGGTTGTCCGATCGCCGGAAGGAAGCGCAAGAGGCTGAGGCCCGGCAGCAGGCGTTGGCGCGGCTCAATGGCGTGTTCGGCGGCGGCCAGTCGGCCCCAGGCGGCATGGGTGGCTCTGGCGGCATGGGCGGCGGTCTCCCCACGCTTCGGCAAGCGGCCCCGGCCCTGATCGCAGCGCAACAGGCCGGGATCGACATTGGGGATTATGTCAGCCTTCTCGACCGGGCTGGTCCAGAAGTCGCCTACGAGCAAGGCTTCCGCTACGATCGCCGAGATCCGAACAGCGCGCCAGTCTATGCGCCCAATCTGGGCGAGGGCCAGGCCCCGACCATTCGCAATGGTCAGGTCCAATCAGTCCAGAACCTGCCGGGCTATGTGGAGTCGCTCGCCGTCCGGGAGCGCAACGTCAACGACGCCCGAAACGCCAGCGACGCCAGCTATGCTGGGGTCCAAGCCGAGAACACCGCGCGAGGCACTGGACGCGGAAGCGCGCCCTACGATGTGATGACCGTGCAGGGACCGGACGGTCGTCCGATCACCACGAGTCGTGAGAACATTCTCGGCAGCGGCCCGATCTACGGCCAGTCCGAGGCCGATCAGGCTTACGCCACCACATCGGCAACCAACCTTGCCGCTCGCGAGGACACCGCCGAAACCCGTGCCTCGGCCGCTGAAAGGCTCCTGCCTTCACTGGACCGAATGGAGGCGCTGCTTCCCGATGTCATCGCGGGCATCGGCGCGGATCAGCGGCTTATGGCATCGCGCGCCCTCGCGGCGACCGGAAACGCGCAGGCCGTTCGGGAAAGCACCGCGACGCAGGTCTTCCAGAACGAGGCCCGACAAGTCGTCGCGCAAGTCATCCGGTCCTTTGGTGCAAACCCGACCGAGGGCGAGCGCAAATATGCCGAGCAGATGTCAGGCGCTGACGTGAACTACACCCCCCAGGCACTGGCCGAAGGCATCCGGCTGGCCCGCGCGCGCGCCGAACGAGACCGGGCCAGCGCACCCAGCCAGCAAGGCTCCGCAGGCGGTCAGGTCGCCTTTGACGGCCAAGGCAATCGCTACGTCGTCCGCAATGGTCAATGGGTGCGCGAGTGATCTATCAGCAGACCCCGCCCCTGCCGCCCGGCCTGAGCTTCACGCCGCCGCAGACGGGGGGCGGTGCGCCTCCGCTTCCGGCTGGCCTCAGCTTCGCCCCGCCGACACAGCAGGCCCGAAATCCGGCCCGTGGAGCGCCCTCGCGCCCTGCTCCGGCATCAGGACCGCGCCCGGTTCAGAACGCGCCCCTGGACGATCCTTTCGACCCGAACGACCTTCGTGCTGCGGTCATCCCCGGAGGCCCGGCAGATACGCCGCAGATGCAGGCTTATCGTGGGGAGGGTCCGGCCGGGATTGAGGGCAGCAGCCGCGACGCGCCTATCGACCTCGGCAACCTGTATGCCGACAACGTCCCCCTTCTCAAAAAGGGCGCATGGGTTCGCAACGGTCAGGAGGTCTATCAGCTTTCGACCGACGCCTATACGGACCAGAATCGCCCGGGCGACGAGGCATTGAGCGGGAACGCCTATCTGCGCCGGCCAAACAATCTGGACCGCGCGGGCGCGTTTGCCTCGGCTGCCATGGAGCAGGTTCCGTTCGCAGACGAAGCGGCGGTCGGGCTCAGCGCGATGCTCAACGGCCGCCCCTATTCCGAAGAGCGTCAACGCTACCGTGACACAACCGCCCGCCTGAACAACCAATATCGCGGCGAGCGGAACGCGGGAGGGGTGACCGGATTTGGGCTTTCGTTCGCGGCACCTGGCGGGGCATTCATCGGTCGGGGTGCAAACGCTGTCGGTCGGGTCGGCCGGGCCGCTGCCGTTGGCGGGGCGTATGGCACGCTGTTCGGTGCGGGCAACACGGACGGGGATCTGCAAACCCGGCTACAGGCGGCAGGCGTTCAGGCTGCATTGGGCGCGACCGGCGGCGCGGCATTCCAGCGGGGAGCCGACGTTCTGGGCGCAGCGGCAAGTCGTATGCGAGTGAACCCATCGCCTCAACGCCAGCTTTCGGCCGCCGGTGTTGACCTGACGCCCGGCCAGATGATGGGCGGGGCCGCACGTCGGATCGAAGACGGCATGACCTCGATTCCCATTCTTGGGGATGCAATCCGAGACGCTCGTGTTCGTGGTCTGGAATCGTTTAACGCCGCCGCGATCAACGAAGCCGTTCGTCCCGTTGGCACGGTCGGCAACGTCGGCCGCCAAGGTCAGGCCGAGGCGCAGCGGGTCGTTTCGGGTGCGTATGACAACGCCCTTCAAGGCGTGAGCGTCCCGCGCGATCCGCAACTTGACGCGGCATTGACCGCCGTCGCCCGGCAGGACCCCCTGCCACGGGAACTTCAAAGCGGGTTCGGCGGCCTGCTGAACAACTATATGGCCCGCTTCGGCCAAGGCGTTGATGGGCAGACGTGGAAGCAGCTCGATAGCGAGATCGGCGCGGCCATCCGGTCGGCGCAGTCTGGAGCGGCCACAAACCCTGCACAGCGCCTTTTGGCCGACAAGCTGATCCAGACGCGGCAAGCGTTCCAGGATGCCCTTGAGCGCGCCGACCCGTTGGCGCGTCAGTCGGTCGGTCAGGCTGACCTCGCAAACGCCGGGCTGGCGACTGTCCGCGACGCGGGGCAAGGGCTCGGCACGGCAGCGCGCGACGGCATTTTCACGCCGGGCGATCTGAACCGCGCTGTTCGCAACTCGGACGGTTCGGCGGGAAATCGTCGCTACGCCCAAGGCGACGCGCTGTTGCAGCGGCTTTCAGACAACGCCGCGTCGGTCCTGCCCAGCACGGTTCCCGACTCGGGAACGCCGTTCAGGTCGCTTCTGGCGGTCGGCGGGATCGGCGGCGGCGCGACGGCGATCGGGGCCAGCCCAATCATTCCGGCCCTCGCGACGGTAGGCCTGTTCGGCGGTGGCGCTCTCTACGGACGCGGCGTGCAGGGCCTCCTCAACCGCGCTTACCGCGCCTCGACGCCCGGAGCCGCTCGACAAGCCTTGGCAGACCTTCAGGCGGCGGCAGCTCGAACCCCCGCGCTTCAGCCTGTCTACGAAGCTCTGCAATCACGGCTTCTGCTTCTTCTTCACGGCGGGCAGACAGCCACACCGACCACGCAGTGAAGAAACCCGCCGCCATGATGAAGGCAGGGTAGTTCCCGAACATCGGGGCCACGACGATTACGGCCAAAACGACCGGGATCAGCGGAAAGCGCATCCCCTCCCCTTACCACACTGCAAGGAAACTAACCAATGCCCGTTATCGACAAGCAGGACGCCGACCGCCGCAGGGCGGGACCGACGCCGACTTCGGTTTCTGACCTGGCCCCGGTCCCTACGCGGTCAAGTTCGGCGTCCGCCGATGTGGTGGGTCGGAGGAAGGTCTCGATCCACAAGAACGTCTACGACGCGGATTTCGAATACGGCAAACAGCCGCTCCGCTGGGAGGAGTTCACCGCGAGCGGCGGCACGATCACCCATCAGCCTGGAGCGGGCGCTGTCCGCATGACGCTGCCGACGACTTCCGGCGCGATCACCATCCGCCAGTCGCGGCCGTATCATCGCTATCAGCCCGGCAAGACGATGTTCATGGCCACGGCCGTCAACTTCGGCGCGGCGCAGGCGAACCAGATCCAGCGCGTCGGGTTCTTCGACGACTCCAACGGGGTGTTTTTCGAGCAAGCCGCACCGACGACTGAAAACCCCTTCGGCATGGCCTGCGTCGTCCGTTCCGATACCTCGGGTGTCGTCACCGACACGCGGTTCCGAATGGTCGCGCCGGGCGGGCTGTCCGAATGGTCGGGCGATCCCAGCATCCTGGCATCGATCGACTGGACCCGCATCCAGATGCTGTTCGTCGAATATGCCTGGTATGGCGCGGGCGCTGTCCGCTGGGGCATCTTCATCGATGGCGAGCCCGTCATCCTGCATCAGGTCGGGTTCGGCAACCGCGCATCGCAGACCGTGGCGTGGTCTCGCACGGGCAACCTGCCGGTCCGCTACGAACAGCGGAACACGGGCACGACTGCGCTCGCCAATGACATGAACCACTACGGTGTGTCGGTCATGGTTGAGGGCGGGATCGATGAGCAACGCGGCTTCACCTACACCTACGGCATGGCGCTCGGGACGCCGACCCGCACGGTCGCCGCTGCCACGAATCGCTTCCCCGTTCTGTCGATCCGAATGAGGGTCATGGGCACGCAGGAATACACCCAGGCGACAGCGGCGGCGACGGCCGGAACCACGACTTCGCTGACGGCAGGAACGGCTGCATGGACCGTGAACCAGTGGCGGGGCCGGTGCGTCAACTATATCGTGTCGGGCGTCAGCTATGTGGCCCGGATCACGTCGAACACGGCGACCGTGCTGACCATTGCCGACGTCATCACGGGCGGGGCCATGGCCGTCGCGCCGGTCGCGGGGCAGAACTACACCATCGGCCTCATCAATCGCGGTCAGCTTCTGCCCAAGCGCCTGATCGTGTCGTCCTCGGCTCTGGCGCAGTGCGAGATTTTCTTCTCGACCCCGACCTCTCCCATCGTCCTGACGGGTGCCAGCTTCGTCGCCATGTCCTCTCTGGGGTCGGGCAACTCGTTTGCTGAACGGGACGTGTCGGCGACATCGTTCACCGGCGGCGAGCGGATCAAGAAGTTCCTGCTGCCCGCAGGTGGTTCTGGTCTTCAGGTATTCGAGCTGCTGGACCTGTTCCCGCTCTACAACAACCTGCGGGGGTCGGTGCCGGACATCATGACACTCGCCGTCACCACCCAGACTGGCGTCCCCTCCAATGTGGGCGCTGATTTCGACGCTCAAGAAGCCATGTCGTAAGGAAAAAGACCATGCGGAAATATGAAATCCTGAACGAGCATCCCGACCTTCCCGAGGGCTCCGCCATTGGGGATGAGATCGAGCTGGATGACTACTCCAAGGAGAGCGCGCTTGTTGAGCGAGGCGTCATCAAGTCGCTGAACCAGCACAACGCATAGACCTCCGGACCCCGTGGCCGCGTGGTCACGGGGTTCCGTCATGTTGCCAAGGCGACCCACACCACATCTGACGCCCGGAGCGCCACATGAATGCCTCTGCCTGGATCGCCATAGCTACCTTCAGCGTGGTTCAAACCGTGGTGATAGCCTTCGCCATGGGAAGGCTGTTCCAACGGGTCGCGACCGTTGAGAAGGGCCACGACTCGGTGTCGGCCCTCGTGTCGGACGTGGCCGAGATGAAGTCCGACATTCGGCACATGACCAAATCGATCGACGACCTGACGGCCCGGCTGCAATGGCCAGTTGAGCCCGCGCCGACCCGTCGCCGAAAGGTCGCGGAATGATCGATCAAGACCCCCTCCCCGAGCCCGGTTTCGGCTGGCGGCGGGGCGTGACCATCGCCGTGTTGATCGTGGTTCATATCCTTGTCGGCTGGGTCATCTTCAAACTGGTGGAAGCCCGGCCCTTGATGTGGGTCGCTCTGGCCTTGCTGCTGGAATCCGTCGTCTACGCCCTTCTCTACATGGGCGGCGCGTCGGCCGTTGACCTTGCCCGGATTGTCCAGTCTGCGGCCATCGTGAGGGGCTTTCAAGCGCCCCCGAAAGACCCCGAAACATAGCACCGGAGGCCGTCATGGCGCTATCCGAAACGGCCCGCTTTGAGCGGTGCCTGACCGAAACCCTGCACCATGAAGGGGGCTGGGCGGACCATCCGAAAGACCCAGGCGGGGCCACGATGAAGGGCGTCACCCTCGCGGTGTTTCGAGAGTTCAAGGGGCGGCCGGCCACGAAGGCTGAACTCCGAGCCATTTCGGACGCCGACCTGAAGGCCATCTACAAGGCCGGGTATTGGGACAAGGCGCGTTGCGGCGACCTCCCTGCCGGGGTCGATCTCATGGTGTTCGATCTCGCCGTGAACAGCGGGCCGGGCCGGGCGGTGAAGTTCCTCCAGTCCGCCGTCAATGCCGAGCCGGACGGGGCATTCGGACCCGCCACGCTGGCGAACGTCCGCGCCCTTCCCCCGGCCGAGATCGTGCTGCGCCTCCGCAATCGTCGCGAGCGGTTCTTCCGGTCGCTGGCCACTTTCGACACCTTCGGCCGTGGCTGGCTTCGTCGGCTGGCCGAGGTGTCCACCCTTGCCGACGAATGGGCGCGGGTGCGGTGACCCCCTCCCCCCGCCTTCTCTGGACGGCCTTCATCGCCGTCGTCTGCATCATCGCCGCGCTGGCCGTGATCGGGTTCGTTCAGGACCCCTTCGGCTTCAAGGCCCGCAAGATCGAACGGCTCGAGCGCGAGGCCGCGACCGCGCAATCCGAAGCCGATGCGCGGACCCTGGAATCCGAAGGCCAAGCCGAACAGATCACCCGGATCGAAAGCGCCGGCCGTCTGACTATCGATCTCAACGCCATCACCGCCGAAGCCGTCTCCAATGCAAGGAACGCCACCGATGCGAACGAACCTCTTGAGGCTGGCCGCGCTGCTCGCCTTCGCGACCTCGACCGCCGCTTGTGCGACACCCGGCCCGGTGTCTGTCAATCCGCCCCGGTTGACCCTGCCCCGGCTGGCGACTGACACCTGCAAACTCCCCACGCTACCAGATACCCCCACGGAGGCCGATTTAGAGGCCGCCTATGCCCTTCGCGGGTCCGCCGTGGTCCAATGCGACGCCGCCCGTGACTTGGCCGTCCAGACGCTTCTAAGCGAGCGAGAGCTACAGGACCGGTGGCGACAGACCCAAGCGCCCAAGCCGTTCTGGAAGGTGTGGTAATGCCGCTGTCCTTCACCCCCGATCCCCATGTCGGGGCGTGGTGGGAAGACCCGAACCTGCGTGACCACGCCACGCCCTCTGACATCAAATACCTCGACGCCATGGCCGCCCACGGCACGCAATATGCCGCCGCCGCCGCCCTTGGGTGCACACAGAGTTCAGTTTCGGAGGCGCTGACCCGCGTCCGCAAGCGCGCCGCCCGCCTAGGCCATGCCCCCGGCCACTGGAACGACGGCGTCGCCCCCGGCTACCGGATGGGCAAGGTCACGGTCCAGCGCGGCCCGGCTGGCGTAGAGCGGGTCTGGGAACGGCAGAGCCCGGACGCCGAGGCCGATGCCGAGCGCCTCGCCGCCATGCGCGAGGTGATGCTGGCGGACCTCCCCCGCGTCCTGCCTTCGCCTCCCCCCATCTATTCAGACGATGACATGCTGACGGTCTATCCCGAGGGAGACGGCCACGCCGGGCTCTATTCGTGGGTCGCCGAAACGGGTCAGGCGTTCGACCTGGTGGAGTATGAGCGCATCCACAAGGCGGCAACGGACCGGCTCATATCCTCTACCCCGCCGTCAGCTTACGCGCTCTACATCGACCTTGGCGACAGCCTCCACGCCGACAACAACGCCAGCCGCACGAAGTCCGGGCACCATCTCGACACCCACGGCAGGCACGGCGAGGTCGTCCGTGTCGTCGTCCGGTGCAAGCGCTATCGGATAGCGCGCCTGCTGGAGAAGCACAGCCACGTCACCTATCGGGAGAACCCCGGCAACCACAACAGCATCACGGCCATGATGCTTTCCGAAATGATGGCGGCGATCTACGAGAACGAGCCGCGCGTGAAGATCGCAGCCAGCACGAACCCCTACTGGTTCCACGGTTTCGGCTCCAACCTGATCGGGACCACGCACGGGGACGGAGCCAAGGGCGCAAACCTCCCCTTGCTGATGGCTGTCGATGCGCCCGCCCTGTGGCTTGCGTCAGAGCATGGGTCTCGGGTCTGGTTCGTCGGCCACGTCCACCACAAGGACATCAAGGATCACGCCGGGGTCACGGTTGAATACTGCCGGACCCTGGCAGCGCCCGACATCTGGTCACACGGCGCGGGCTATCGGTCGAAACGCTCGATGGAGGCCATCACGTTTCACCGGATCGACGGCGAGGTTGAGCGCCATACCTGTTCGTTGGGCAGGCTAGACCGTCTCGCGGCCTGACCCTTTCGTCGGCCCCATATAATCAGCCCCGGTCGCCCTTCACGGGGTGGCCGGGGCTTTCGTCGTTTCTGGGGCCACGCGGTTTGCTGCCAGCGCGTAAGCAACTGAAATCATTCATTAGGGAAATCGGCCGGTTTGTGAAGTTTCGCCAGTGGAAACAACAAGACCGCCAGATTAAAAGTCAGATGCTCTAACCAACTGAGCTAAGGACGCGCCGTCTATATTCAAAGACTTATGTCTTTGCCGCTGGAACCGGTTTGTCGTCGGTTTGCGGAGCGGGTTTCTGGTTCATTCGCGACAAGAGGTCAAGGGCCACGGCATCGCCGCTGACATACTTAGTCAAAAGGGCGTCCACCGTCTCCTCTTTCCACGCCATGATGGTCGCAATGTCACGCTTCGGCGAGCCTGCCAGAAAGAGCCGCGTCGCCGCCGTGCCCCGGAGATCGTGAAGGCGCAGGCCGGTGATGCCTGCCTCGATCCGGGCCGCGCGGATCATGTGCTTCAGCCCGTCTGGCGTCCACGGGTCGCCCCGGCTGTTCGCCAAAACGGTCAGGGCGCGGGTCGGCATTTCCTTGAGAAGCGAGCGGGCTCCGGGCGTCAGGGGAACGACAACCTGGCGCTTCCGTTTCCCGGTCCTCCAAACGATGCCCTGCTGCCCCACGGCATTCCATGGCACCCGGATCAGATCCCCGAGCCGAAGGCCGGTCTCGGCGGCGAACCGGATTGCCCAGCCGACCTCCTTGCTGGCCGTGGCGAGGATCGCGGTCAGGTCATCGTCGGTCCAGATGATGTCCGATCGGTCGGCGTCATGAAGCCGCTCGACGTCTTCGGTCGGACGGGCAGTGGAAAGGCCTCTGCCTCTCGCCCAGCTAAAGAGCCGGCCAACGGATGCCATCGCGTAGTCGGCGGCGCGCGGGCGGTCGGCCCATTCGTCGCGCCAGTCCAGCAGATCGACCTTGGCCTCTGCGCTCTCGAACAGACTGACTCTCCAGTCCCCGAATTCGGCGTCGAAGGCGTTCAGGTAGCGGGTGTATTCGACCTTGCTGCTGTCCCCCAGTTTGGCCCACTCTGGGGAGGCCCTGAAGGCGTAGATCAGGCCCCGGACGTATTTGCGGTCGTCGGTCTGCCGGATAGGCCTGCGGGCCTTCTGGACGGCCTCCAGTGCCGCAGGGGTGCCCAAGGCGCGCTCCAGGGCGACGTTGGCGCTGGCGAGGTCTCTGCCGTCTCCACGGGCCACCAACGGGCCGCCCCGAAAGGCATAGGCGTAAACGGCGACCTTGCCCCCGGCGAGCCGCTTCGTGGCCTTATGCAGCCCGATCAACCTTGCGCGCACGGCGGCGCTCCCTCGCGGCTTCCAGTTCGTCATCTGCATTCATGTTGGCCGGGGCCGTCAAGACCCGCACCGTGCCGTCAGGGGCGACGACGACCTCGACCACGCTCAACCCGAGCGCCTGAATGGCCTTCACGGCTTTGGAGACGGATGGACGGCTCACCTCCACACCCCCAGCCTGTCCCGCTGGGCCGCCCTCTGTTCAGCCGCGTATGGATCTCCGAAATCAGGTGCCGAGATAGCCCAGCCCTCTCGAACGAGGATGGCCCCCAGATCGCGGCCGTTGACCGTGCAGCGGACAACGAGCCGGTCCCATGACCTCTGGCCGGTGTCGACGCACCGCGCCCCGGCCGAGGCCAACTGACGGGCGCGTGCGGTCGCGGCGGATGCGCTCGCACGGGCGACGGGAGAACAGGCCCAGGTTCCCGGATGCGTCCGGCACCGGGTGAATGGTGCGACCTCTCCGGCGTCGACGCCCGCGAGGCGGATCGAGACGGCAGACCCGTCCGTGAGCCGAAGCCTGCCGGAGTCGCCATCGTGGGGGGCGTATTGGCCGACGAGGACCGCTTGCATGGCAAGGATCAGGGGGATCATCACGCCTTCCCCTGAAACAGTTCGATGATACGGGCGGCGAGACGGTCGGCAGCGATCACGGCATAGGCTGGATCGGCATGAACGATGTCTGCCAAATCGGAAAAGTCCACGATCACCCGAGCCACCTCCTCCACTGTAGGAGCCAACCCCGCGCGTCTAAACAACGGGAATGCGCGGCCATTCAAATGCTCGGCTTCACGACGGGCGTCTTCCTCGGTGCGATAGGCCTCGCGAAACATTCGGCCGCATCCTCCCTCCCATTCCGCACCCCACATGAACGGCTCGCCGTCGGACGGCGTAAGAGCGGGGCGAGGATCAAGGACCAGCCATCCGTCCTCGTTCTCGCTGAACGTGGCGGGGCATGACTGACACATCCACCCCTGAATCTCGCCCCCGCAAAGCTGGCAACGGTTCACGGCGATTTCTGTAGGAGCGGTAGGGGGCGGGGCTGCTGACAACGGAACGATGGTCGCGCCGTCCTCTACAAACTGGTCAGCCGCGTTCCTGCTAACGGTGGCATCATGAAAACCCGGCGACGGATCGGGCGCATCCGGCCAGATCACGCCCCAAGCCACAGGCTCCCGGTCTGTGTTCGTCATTGGTATGCTCCTTCACGGGATTGGCGGGTCACAATCCGGCTCCCATAAAAACGAAAGACATGATGACGGCGGCGATCAGGCCTATACCTAGAGCGGACAGCGCGACCAGTATCGCCGCGTGGATGTCCTCCTCTCCCGTCTGGCGGGCTGCGGCGAGGGATTGGCGGTCCTCCTCAAGCTCAGAGGAGAACTTGTCATACCACGGCTGGATAATCGGCGCGTGGTTCACGACGAACGCCATGTTATCGCACTGTCGCTCCAACGCCTCGACCAGCTTCTCCACCGGGGATGGGGAGAGGGCGGCGCGACGGCGCAGTTCAGCGTTCACACCGGCCAGAACGTCGGTGGCGGTCAGCTTGCCCTCGCCTACCGCAAGCCGCACGTCTTGAAATGTAATCGGTCGCGAAAGCTCTGCGCCTGGGGATGGGGAGAGGGCGGCGAGGAACTTGATGGCCCGCTCAATGATGAACGCCGCGCCGTCGCTGTCCATTCGCTCAAGGCCGCTCGGGGTCATCTGCGAATAGACATGGCGGAGGTCATCAATCAGCTTCTCTCGCTCCCCCACCCCCTCGGCCGGGGCGGGGTTCAGTTCTCCAAGATTCTTGGATAACTCAGTGGTGGCGGGTTTCGGGGTGATGAGGCGGTAGGCGATGATGTCGGCGTCGGTGCCAGCGATGTCGGACAGGCAGTTGATGAGGACCGCCATTCCCAAGTCGGCGTCAACAACCCGCCCCGGCACCGGGTTCTCCCCGCCTGCCCATTCGATCCACTCCCCTTCCGGGGCCGTCTTGTCCGTATGGTCGGTCATGATTGTTCTTCCATAGGGGAAAGAGAGGCACGGGCTTTGAGCATGGCGTCGGCAAGACTGTAGGCGCGGACAGATGCAAGTTCCTCGCCACCCCGGCCACAATAGAAGTTTTGCCCCTGTCCATAGTCCTCAGACGCGATAAGCCCTGTTAGCGCCGCCATCGCGAACCGATCTCGCAGCGCCACCCGCTCCAGTTCTTCCAGATCATTCTGCATGGGAGGTGGCCCCCGTGGCGCGCGCGAGAATGAGTGCGCGGACATTCACGCCTAGAGGGGTAAGGCGCATGGAACCGCACCGCCCGTTGGGGCTGTCGATCTGCAAATAGAACATCGCCTTTTCTCTCAAGCTTCGCAGCACGCCCGGCGTCACATCGCCAATGTATCCGGCTTCAACGTAACGGCGCTCGGCTTTCGTAAGGCTTCGCAAAGCGTCCTGAACATGAAGTCCACCCGGTTCCCAGCCTGTTGCCTTCGTATGCCCCACACTTTCAGTCGTCATTGGAAGGCCTCGTCTTTCAAGGCGCACATACGGATGACCATGTCGACAGCGGATTCCTGTAAGATGGCGGTAGTCGGCTTCAATGCGGCCCGTGCGGCGGCCCCTGCGGCGGCCCCTGCGGCGGCCCGTGCGGCCCATGCGGCGGCCCCTGCGGCGTCCCATGCGGCGTCCCATGCGGCGTCCCATGCGGCGGCCCCTGCGGCGGCCCGTGCGGCGGCCCGTGCGGCGGCCCCTGCGGCGTCCCATGCGGCGTCCCATGCGGCCCCTGCGGCGGCCCGTGCGGCGGCCGC